AAGACAACCCTTCAAAAGACAACCAACAAAAGACAGAAACCTTCCCGCGATCGCTTCGCGAACGCTTTGATATTTTCTGGAAGGCATACCCGAGAAAAGAGGAAAAGAAGGAAGCACGCGCCCTTTTTGAAAAACTCAATCCTGATGACGATCTGCTCGCGCAAATCCTGAGGGCGGTCGAGACGGCGAAGAGGAGCCAGCAATGGAAGGTGCGTCGATTCATCAAGCAGCCGCCCGTCTGGTTGCGCGGCGAATGCTGGACGGACGAGTTGACGGTCGAATTCACCCCGGCGCAGATCGCTGTCATTGATGCGTACAACGCCGCCCTCGGCGAAATGCTCGGCGAAATCGACGCAAGTGTGTTCACCGAAGACCGCGCCGGCGCGATCGATGATTTTCTGGGTTTTAGACCCAAAGACCCGACATTCTGGCAGCGCTACTTCCCGTGGGTGGCTAAGGACGTCGATATGCCGCCCAGAAGTGGATTTGATTATCTGATTAGCAGAGACGGTTATTCGAAAGTCTCTGGAGGTCAATTCATGAAGGAAAAACAATGAACGCACCAGACAGAATTCCCGAAAACCTAGCCGTACCTCCGCACAGCCAGGAGGCCGAGCAATCCGTCCTCGGCGCGCTTCTCATCGACAACGATGCGATTGACCGCATCCCGGAGCTGCGCGCGGACCAGTTCTATCGCTATGACCATCGGATCATCTTCGAGTGCATCGCACGGATGATCATGGCTGGCCGCAATGCCGATGTCGTTACTGTCTACGAGGCGTTGGGCACCGCTGGCAAGGTTGATCAGATTGGCGGTCTGCCCTACCTCAACGCACTGGCGCAGAACGTGCCTGGCAGCGCCGGCATCCGCCGATACGCGGAGATTGTAATCGAGCGTGCTCAACTCCGTGGCGTCCTGTGCGCCGTTGACGAGATCGGTGCAATGGTCCATAACCGCGCCGGCAAGACAGCCGCCGAAATCATCGCCGAGGCGCAGGCTCGTTTTGAGCCATTGGCCGAGGCGCGCAGTTTTGAGCCGAAAGAAGTCGGCCCAATCCTGACGAGCATTGTCGAGGAAATCGACGCCCGCTATCACGGCGCTGAGCTTCCCGTTGTGTCGACCGGGTTTCGCGATCTGGATGCCAAACTCGGCGGCGGCCTGCGCGGCTCCGAGCTGGTCGTCGTAGCTGGTCGACCTTCGATGGGCAAGACCGCCTTCTCGATGGCGATCGCCGGCAACGTTGCGCAGGAAGGCGGATCAGTTCTGGTGTTCTCACTCGAGATGTCCGGCAAGTCCCTGCATCAACGAAATATCGCACGTGTCGGCGGCATCCGTCTGGATCACGTGCTAGACGGGAAGAAGATCGTCGAGGAAGACTGGCCCCGGCTTACTCACGCAGTCCAGGTCATGTCCGAAATGCAGATGTTGGTCGACGATCAATCAGGCCTGTCGCTCGCGGAAATAGTGAGTCGTAGCCGGAACGTCAAGAGGCGTTCGGGATTGGACCTGATTCTGGTCGACTACATCGGCTTGATGACTGGAGGTACGGAAGAGCGACAAGACTTGAAGATAGGCAGCTATTCGGCTGGCCTGAAGGGCCTTGCCAAGCAACTCGATGTGCCCGTGATCGCTCTTGCTCAGCTTAACCGCGGTGTCGAGCAACGACCGAACAAGCGGCCAAACATGGGTGATCTGCGCGACTCCGGGGCCATCGAACAGGACGCCGACATCATTCTCATGCTTTACCGCGATGAGGTGTACAACCCGGATTCTCCTGACCGCGGCACGGCGGAAATCATCGTCGGCAAGCAGCGCAACGGGGAAACAGGCCCGGTTCGGCTCGCCTTCGCTGGCGAGTATCAGCGGTTTGCAGACCTTGCGCCAGGGTACGTCAGAAGCGAACAGCCGGAGCGGCAAAGAGCGCGCAGGGGATTCGAATGACTCCCGACCAACTGGCAGAAGTACTCGAAGAAATCGCCGCTTGGCCTCTTGAAGAGCGCCGAGCTTACATAGCTAACCTCTCGATGACAAATCCCGAGGAAGCGCAGCAGGTAAAGGAAGGGCTCACTAAATTGTGGGCTGAGAGAAAGGGTTAAGGGGATTGGGTGATGGAAAGAACTGAAAACAGAGCCATTAGTAGTGCTTACAGCGACTACGAATCGTTCATCGCAGGTAAAGGGTTTCTGGACGTGCCGACCGGGTTTGATTGCGATGTGCCGGTAGGCCCGCTGTTCGACTTTCAGGCGGCCTGCGTCAAGTGGGCGCTTAAGCGTGGCCGCGCGGCTCTATTCGAAGACACGGGCCTCGGCAAGACGCTGCAACAAACAACGTGGGCGAAATACGTCTGCGAACACACGGGCGGCAACGTCATCATCGCGGCTCCGCTGTGCGTTGCACAACAGACCGTCGAAGAAGCGGCGAAGTTCGGTATCGCGATCAAATATTGCCGGCACGATTCCGAAGTCGAAGACGGCATCACGATCACGAACTACGAAATGCTCGAACACTTTGACCTCGAACAGTTCGTCGGCGTTGTGCTGGACGAAAGCTCGATTCTCAAAGCGCACAACAGCAAGACGCGAGCATTTATCACCGAAGCCTTCCGGCGCACCCCGTACAAGCTCTCGTGCACGGCGACGCCCAGCCCGAATGATTGGATGGAGCTTGGCAATCAGGCGGAATTTCTTGGCGTCATGTCGTCGGTCGAAATGCTGTCCACTTTCTTCACGCATGACGGCGGCGACACGGGCAACTGGCGCTTGAAGGGTCACGGCAAGGTCAAGTTCTGGGAATGGATGGCCACGTGGTCAATCTGCATCCGCAGCCCCGCCGACCTCGGCTTTGACGGATCGCGTTATCTATTGCCGCCTCTGGAACTGGTCGAGCATGTCGTCGAGAGCGACGCAGCCCCCGAAGGCCAGCTTTTCACCATCATCGCCCAAAGTCTAACGGAGCGCCGTCAAGCCAAGAAAAGCACGATTGACCAACGTATCGAACTCGCGGCAAGTATCACCAACGGGACGGACGAGCCGGTCATCGTGTGGTGCCATCTGAATGAGGAAAGCGAGCGCCTGACGAAGGCGATCCCGGGTGCGGTCGAAGTAACTGGCTCCATGAAGCCCGAACAGAAGGAAGCAAACATCATGGCCTTTGCCCATGGCGAGGCGCGCGTGATTGTTAGCAAGCCTTCGATCATGGGTTATGGCTTGAACCTGCAGCACGTGTGCCGGCGCATGGTGTTCGCCAGCATGGACGACAGCTTTGAATCCTATTACCAGGCTGTTCGCCGCTGCTATCGATTCGGTCAGAACCGCCGCGTCATTGCACACATCATCACTGCCGATACGGAGGGTGCGGTGAAGGCGAACATCGCGCGCAAGCAGGCACAAAGCGACGCAATGGCGGCCGAAATGGTTGGCCTGATGCGCGAGATAACCAAAAAGCAAATCGAAGGCGCCAAGAGCGGAACGGAAGCATACCGGCCTATGACGCCGCTAACGATCCCCGCATGGATTCTGGACAACGTGGAGTACGCACAGTGAACTGCATCGCACAAGAAACTCACGATCGCTTCTCGATCTACAACATGGATTGCGTCGACCTCGCAAAGTCGCTGCCGGAGAAATCGATCGATTTCTCGGTTTATTCGCCGCCATTTGAATCGCTGTTCGTGTTCAGCAATTCGGAGCGCGATATGGGGAATAACGCATCCAGCGCGGATTTCTGGACGCACTACCGGTTCCTGATCGCAGAACACATCCGCATCATGAAGCCGGGGCGCCTGGTGGCGATTCACTGCATGCAACTTCCGACGTCTAAGGCTCGTGATGGGTATATCGGGCTGAAAGACTTCCGCGGTGAAATCATTCGCGCACATCAGGAAGCCGGATTTATCTATCACTCGGAAGTGTGCATCTGGAAGGACCCAGTAGTCGCAATGCAGCGCACCAAGGCGCTCGGCCTGCTCTACAAGCAGCTCCGCAAGGATAGCGCCATGAGCCGACAAGGCATCGCGGATTACCTCGTCATCATGCGCAAGCCTGGCGAGAACCAGGAACCGGTAACGCACACGCATGAGAGCTTTCCGGTCGATATGTGGCAGCGCTACGCATCGCCAGTATGGATGGACATTAACCAATCCAAGACGCTGCAGTACATGAGTGCGCGCGAGAGCGACGACGAGCGCCATATCAGCCCTTTGCAGCTGGAGGTGATCGAGCGCGCAATCGAGCTATGGACGAACCCGAATGATTTGGTCTACACGCCATTCCTCGGCATCGGCAGCGAGGTCTACACGGCGCTGAAGATGGGCAGGCGCGGCATCGGGTCCGAACTCAAGTCTAGCTATTTCAAGCTGGCCGTCGAGAACTGCAAGAGTGCTGTCGTCGATAACCAGTCTGACCTGTTTCAGGAGGTCGCATGACTATCTCCAGCATCCCCAGAGTCCTCGAATTACTGCGGGACTATCGGAATTGGCCGCATTTTATTAATTGGGCGTGTTGCAGTACTAACGGATACTTGAGTGGCACTGACAGAACGGTGAGGTGGTGCAAATGATGTCGAGATCGAAAGAGCCAGAACGCGTGGCGGCGATGGTCCAAGCAATGCGCGAAAACGGGCCCATGTCGGTGCCAGAACTGGTTAAGGCAACCGGATGGTGTCACGAGACGATCCGCACGCAGATTCGCAAGTCGGCCGACACATTCATGCAGATGAGCGATAGGACGCCCATATTCGGTGGATCGGTCGCCGCGATGTTCTACCTCACTAACAGCGCCCTCGGTATCACCGAAGAGGAACTGGATCAGCGGGCAGACGAGATTTATCGCGACTTTTCGTGGTGGCCTAAAGCAGACGCAGTGGTCACATCAGCAATCAACGCAATGATTAAGGCAGGGGCACAAGCATGGCATCGGTAAATAAGGTCACTCTCATCGGCAATCTCGGAGCCGATCCGGAAGTCCGTTATCTTCCGAGCGGCGACGCAGTGGCGAATATCCGCCTTGCAACGACGGATCGGTACAAGGACAAGGCTTCGGGGGAAATGAAGGAGGCCACCGAATGGCACCGAGTTTCGTTCTTCGGCCGGCTCGCGGAAATCGTGTCCGAATACCTGAAGAAAGGCTCGTCGGTCTACATCGAAGGAAAGATCCGCACGCGCAAGTACCAGGCGCAGGACGGCACCGACCGCTATTCGACGGACATCGTTGCGGACCAGATGCAGATGCTTGGCGGACGCGCCGAAGGTGGTGAGCGCCCGCAACAACAGCGTCAGCAACCGAACCAGCGGCCGGCCGCACAAAACGGCGCTTCCTCCGGAGGAGGCTTCGAATCCATGGATGACGACATCCCGTTCTAATTCCGAGGAGAGCCCCATGATGACCAGAGACCAAGCCATCGCCGCCGGACTGAAGGTTTATGAGACGGGCAAGCCATGCAAGCACGGTCACATCGCTCCGCGCTTTGTTTGCAACATGAACTGCGTCGAATGCCATCGCCATGTGAGGCGCAAATCAGCGCCGCCAACTATGTCCAGCGAGACATTTGGAAAGCGCCTCACCAAGTTGCGCAAGCGCCTGAAGTTGTCGCAGGAGGAGCTGGCTCAGAGGGCGCGCGTGAGTGCTCGCAGCATCTGGAATTACGAGTCGGATCAGAAGTTGCCGCATTACTGGCAATTGATCGAACTGGCAAAGCAGCTGAATACGTCGCTGGACTACTTGTGCTGCCGGACGGCGCGTAGGAGAGACTTTATATGAACGCCCCACTACCTGAACCCACGCAACTCGTCATCGGGCTTACTCATAAGGAAATGCTCGCGTGGATGGCAGATAACGGCATCTTCTGTTCAACCGACAAGTTCACGCGCCTGCTTCAGGAAGCGCAGCGCCGGGCGCTGGCCGATCAGGCGATGACGAAGAGTGAAGATAAGGAGAAGGTGGCATGAAGGCGGTTTCGGATTCTGGAATCTATGCCATTACTAGTCCGTCTGGAAAGCAATACATTGGACAAGCGTCTTCCATTATGAAACGGTGGATTGACCATCGATGGGCACTCAAAGCGGGTAAGCATCACTGCAAGGGTCTTCAAAGCGCATGGAACAAGTATGGGAAGGAGGCGCTGATATTTTCAGTGCTTTCTTACGATCCAATCGAACTTCTTAACGAGCGCGAGCAGGCCGAGATAAACGCCCGGCCTCGCCACATGCTCTACAACGGGGCGACGCTGGTTCGCACGCCAATGCTGGGGCGCAAGCATACGAAAACAACCCGCCAACTGATGTCGAATCAGCGACGCGGAGAAAACCATCCAAATTGGGGCAAGAAGCGCGATCCTGAAACGGTAGAAAAAATGAGGTTGTCTAAGGTCGGGAAAAAGCTAACACCAGAGCACGCGGCCGCAATTTCAGCCGCTCTAAAGGGCCGATTTACCGGAGAGCAGCACTCTAGTTTCGGAAAAGTCCTTTCCGCTGAGTCAAGGGCGAGGCTGTCCGCAGCGACGAAGGGTGAAAGGAACCCTAACTGGGGGAAAGTTTTTAGTGCCGAGGTGAGGGCCAAGATGTCAGCCGCTCAAAAGGCCAGAGGTCCGCGACCGCCCAGCGAAGCTCATCGGCTTGCCACGAGACTGGCAAAGCAAAACATGACGCCAGAGCAGAAAGAGCGGATGGCAGCAAAGATGCGCGGAGCAAACAATGTGGTTGCAAGGGCTGTGCGGTGCGTAGACACGGGCATGGAATTCGTGACCGGTGTAGCGGCTGAGCAATGGCTCCGCACGAGCGGCAAGGAAAAGGCCAGTCGATCTGCAATATGCATGGCTTGCCAAGGGAAGAAAGCGTCAGCCTACGGCTATCGATGGGAATACGTGAACAAGGACAATAAATGAAAAAGGCTTACATTTCCGGCCCGATGACAGGGTACAAAAACTTGAATTTCGATGCCTTCAATGAGGCGGAATCGAAGCTTCGATTGCTCGGATGGGATGTGGTAAATCCAGTAACCATCAATCCTGACCCCGCCAGCGACTGGCTGGACTGCATAGCGGCTGACTTGCTCGCAATGCGTGGCTGTACAGCGATCGTCCTTCTACCCGGTCACGAAGAATCGTACGGCGCGAACATTGAAAAGCTTGCGGCACGCCGCATGGGCATGGCGTTTCACAACATCGAAGACGTTTTGCAAGCGGAGGCGGCATGACCTACACATCCACAACAGCATCCGAGCTGGTCGTCCGCGTTCGCCAGCTAGCGCAGCAGATCGAGAACGCCAGCGCCAAGGGGTTCAAGGACGGCGTGGCTATCAAGCTGATTAACGAACTGAGCCATCGCGTCGAAGAACTGGAGCAGGAAGCGACGCGTGAATGGCTGGACAGGAAGGAGGTTGCGTGAGCGACAAGAACACAAACCCCAAAGACGCTATCGCGACGAATAAGTTGCCGGCGCACCTTGTGTCGCCGATCGTGAAGGCGTATCAGGCTATCTCGCACTTCCTTGGCAATGTGAAATATGGCGCATGGAATTACCGCGGAGCCGGGGCGCGTGCGTCGGTCTACAAGGCTGCGTTGGATCGTCACGTCGACGCCTGGTGGGAAGGCGAGGAAAACGACCCTACGGACGGCACGCCGCACCTTGCTAACGCCCTCGCCTGCCTGGGGATTCTCATAGACGCGAAACACTCCGGAAAGCTGGTCGACGACAGACCGCCCAGCCTGAATGGCGAGCTCGCGAAGGTCCGCGCCGAGTTCGAAGCACTCATGCCGAAGATCCGCGAGCAGTACGCCGACAAGAATCCGAAGCATTGGACGATCGCTGATACGGAGCAGGCATGACCGAAGAAGGCGAAATCAATATCTTTAGAGCGCTCGACTTCATCCGAGACAACGCGCCGGCCTATGCGCAAGCCAAGGCCCAGCGCGTCTACCTGGAGAACTTCCGCAAGAGCAAGAAAGCGCTGCTGATGCGGGCGGCCGAAATCCGCGGGCACAAAACAGCCGCGATCCAGGAGCGCGAAGCGTACGCCGACGATGGCTATGTCGAGATCCTGGCTGCGCTCCAGGCTGCAACTGAGGAAGAAGAAAGGCTGCGCTGGATGATCGTGGCCGCCGAAGCCAAGATCGAATGCTGGAGAACCATCGAGGCGAATCGACGCGCTGAAGCGAGGGCTTTGTGATCCGCGCATCACTTAAGCCCAAAAAATGCCGCAACCGCGACTGCGGAAAGGTTTTCACGCCCGTTCGGACAATGCAGTCCGTATGCTCGCCGGCCTGTGGGCTGGCACTCGCAGCCAGGCAGCGGGCCCAGAAGGAAGCGCGAGCCAATCGCGAGGAGCGCAAATCGCTCGCAGAGCGCAAAGCAAAACTCAAGACTCGCCGCGAGTGGATTGCCGAGGCTCAGGCGGTCGTCAACAAGGTGGCGAGGCTGCGGGACATTCTGGCGGGGCATGGGTGTATCTCGTGTGGTGCGAGGCCTGACGCGAGGTTCGGTGGTGCGATGGATGCGGGGCATTACAGGTCAGTCGGGAGCGCCCCTCACGCCCGCTTCTACCTGCCGAACATCAGATTGCAATGCAAAAGATGCAATCGTGACCTTGGAGGTGCCGCCGTGAATTACCGAATGGGCCTAATCGAACGCATCGGCATAGACCGCGTCAAGGAAATCGAGTCCATGCAGTGGACGGCGAAGTGGTCGATCGAGTACTTGCAGCGGCTCAAGAAGGTCATGAACAAGAAGGCCCGCAGGTTGGAACGGCGGATTGAACAACGAAAAGAGGCGCCTTGAAATACTTCATCAGCTACCAAGCCAGCAAAGGCAATCAGAACATGACCGGCCGCTGCGACTTCACCACGACGGAGCCGATTCATAGCGCTGAGCGAATTACATATATTGAGGACTCGTTGAAGCGTGATCACGGGTACGACTCACTGACCGTTACTTTTTGGAAGCGTTACGAGGAGGAAGCATGAATCTGTTCAATAAATTATTCGGCCGCAAGAAGCAGGAAGGGAAGCGCACTGTTGTCACGACGCGATCAACCTTTGCGTCCAGCGCTAGCCGCTCGGATGACTCGAATGACTTGCTTAATCCGCTGAATCCTCTGAGCCCAATCAGCCCATTTAATCCTCTGCACACGTCAATCTACTCTTCTCCGGAGTCGTCTGGCGGCCACCACAGCGCGGACTGGTCAAGTTCTAGCGGTTGCGATACCTCGTCGCATCACGCGCACGACTACAGCAGTTCGTCTAGCTCATACGACTGTGGTAGCAGTAGTTACGACAGTAGTTCAAGCAGCTTTGATAGTGGTTCGAGCGGCGGCGGTTCGGATTGGTAAGGAGGCGGCATAAATGGTCAAACGATACGGAACTAGCAGCATGCCCGTGGAGAACGGTATCTACGTCTTGCACTCTGATTATGAGGCGCTTGAAACACGACAAGGAGAATTGCGTGAAGAGCGCGACGATTTGCTAAAGGCGCTCGCCGATTGCCGGGACGCAGCATTTGATGAAGACATAAATAACCCGCATCTCGACAGTGCGGTCGGCGACCCACTTGAAGTGCCAGCGTATGTTCAATGGGAACTGGAGCGGTTGCGCAGAACGTCGAAGCCGACTCGTGACATCGCATGGTGGCACGTGGCGTTGATACTTGTCCCCATAACGACGTTCGTGGCCGGTATGCGCTATCAGATAGCAAGAACCCCTGCGCCGGAGCCATCTCATATTGTCCTGGAATGCAAGAAGGACGGATCAATAGCTCTGGATATGGGAGGAGCTATCGTGGGCGGAGAATATTTCCTGAAGGCGCTAATCCGAGCTGCCGAGAAAACCTGCGCATTAAATATTGCCTGAGGATCATACATGACCGTCAACGAACTGATAACTGAACTGCGGCGACTCGATGGAGATCTGGAGGTTTGGTCAACTCATCCTGAGTGGGGAATCCAGTGGGGAGCCATCAAGGGCGTTGGTGGCTCAATCACCGACCAATTCCAACGGGTCGCGCTGATCGTTACCGATGACGAGGAGCAAGCATGAAAACAGTCCTACTCTGCGTCGGCTTCTACGGCCTCGGCGTATTCAACTGCGCAGTCTTTGCTGCGGTGTACCTCCTCCACCGTCCCAAGTATGTGGCGCCGACGATGCGGAGGAAGTGGCGGGATGCGCCGGTTGTTGAAAAGGCGGCTGTTCCAGAAGAGCCGATATACATGTACGGCGTCACTGGAGAGGAGCGGTGACGTTTTGAGTTGTCCTTAGTAGCTCGTAAAATAATGGCTTCAGATAGCGTTGTTATCCACAAGACTTGGTGCGGGGTTCGCATGGACGTTGTGACTGAAGGGAAAGCCATTGCGCAGAGCGAAGACAAGCGCATCCACGAGTTCTGTCTGAAATGGGCCTCGTGGCACAGATCGCGGCGCCTGTTCGCCCCGCCCGTCCCGCAGAATCTCTTGGTGAGATTGCAAAACCTTCCGGGAGGTGAGGTTCCTGACGCCGAACTGAGCGCCAGTGCGAGCTATTTCAACCTGGCGCTGCTCGGCATGCCTGAAGGACGGCCGAAGCTGGCGTTCTACTGCTACTACCTGCACCGCGTGCGACCGCTAAAGCTGCTGGCGGATGAGTTGGAGGTGACCGAGCAGGGCATGCACAAGATGATCAAGACGTTCCGCACGAATGCGCACCGGGCGTATCACCGGATGCTGGCGGGAGCCTAATAATGAGCTTCGTCAAACGCTTTGAGCGCAACACTGCCGGCCGTGACTTTGCTGTAGGCGACATTCACGGCCACTTCAAGGTGCTGGAAACGGTTCTCGATGGAATTGGGTTCGACTGCGTCAAAGACCGGCTTTTCTCGGTAGGCGATTTGGTTGACCGTGGTCCTGATTCGGAAATGGCACTCGACTGGATCGACAAGCCGTGGTTCCACGCGGTGCGTGGCAATCACGAGGACATGGCTATCCGTTACCCGAACGGAAACATGGATGCCGCGAATTATTGCGCCAATGGAGGTGCGTGGAACGTCGGGAATCCCCGTCATCTGCAGATGGCATTCTCGTGCGCACTCGGAGCCCTCCCTATCGCCATTGAGGTTGAAACAGAGTCTGGTTTGATAGGTATCGTGCATGCCGACTGCCCTTTCCCGAACTGGCATGACTTCGTTGTCTCGCTGGACGACGCCAACATGTCGAACACGATGTGGAAAGCCGTTTATGAGGCGGCGATATGGTCTCGTGAGCGCATTCAGGAAGAGGACCAATCTGGCGTGCCAGACATTCGCGCCCTGATCGTCGGCCATACGCCGCTGAAGAAGCCCGCAATACTGGGCAACGTGCATTACATCGACACTGGCGGTTGGCTGCGCGACGGACATTTCACGGTAATCAACCTGGCGACGCTGGAGGCAATCCCGCCGATGCCGAAGAAGCTGGATTGGGGCGCCTGATACTCAACTAAAAAGTTGATAACGCCGTGGTTGAGTAAAGGGGGCTAAATCTCTATGATTTCTGAAAGTCTGGAATTTGTCGCTCAGACAAAACAAGCCCTGCCAAGTGTGGGGCTTTTTGCTTTCTGTCATGGCCCGTTCAATCACATTCCAGTCTCGCTCGTTCGGCATGGAGCCATCGCGCGCATTGGAACAAAAGCAGGCCGAAGAAGCAAGGCAACGCAAACACGGTACGCTGCATGTCAAGGCCGGCTGGAGTGCGGCTCGCCGTGCAGCGGAAGCCCTCTTCGCCCCTGAGCCTGTTCTGGCGTCCGTTCAGGGCACCCCGAGCAATTCGGGCCAAGCCGGAAAGACCGGCAAGGATTTGCAGCAATGAACCCGCAAGAGTTGATAGACAGCATTGAAGCCGATTTGCAGCGCATCCGAAATCTTGATCCGGCGCTGCTGGCTTCTCTCATAAGCCGTTTAGACGAGTTAAGGGGAATGTATGGCCGGGATGGTGCTGAGGGATCTGGATTACAGCGATCTTGAGCAGTTCGGGCGTGTGACAATTGACTACGACAGGCGCGGCGTCGCAATCACTGTCGATGGTTTCGAGTTCTCCGGCGCTGGCACGTGTCGGCAGCATGTTGGCAAGGCATTGGCATGGGCTAGGGACGCGTTGGACGTTGAGATCGCGGCGATTCGCCTATCGCCGGGCGGCCACATCAGATCATGTACCGACCTCGATCAGCGGATGCTAGATGAGCAGCGCAATGAGGAAACCAGATGAACCCGGTGACAGCGTATCTCCTACTGCTAGCCACGATCAGCATGGGCACGACGCAAGTACTGATCGACCTGGCGGAAGGCTGGGATTTGTGAGTTACGGTCCGCGCTGCTGGTGGTGTGCGAGATTGATGCAAGGCAGAGCGCAATGCTGCCATCCACTGACTGTTGGGGATTGAGATGGGAAGCGACGCAAGCTAACTTGTACGATTTTCCGCCCGTGTACGAAAATTTCGTACAGGCCGCAGAAATCGTACACGGCACGAACAAGGGTGGTAGCGCAGGGCGCAGGCCGGATGCGCGAACCCGTAACATGCAGCGAACATGCCGGGAGAAGAGACCGGACAATTCAAGGTGTAGCAACCGGCGGACCGGGATGCTACGAAGCCCACCAAGAAAGTAGTGCTGGTGCCGAACTGATCAGCGGCCGATCGCCTCACGAAACGAGGCCCTTCATGAATTGCGCTCGGCTTAATCTGCTGAGGGGCGCGACCGGTTAGCGCATTAACCTGGGGCTGCCGGGCGCAATCCACGAAGGTGAAATTAGCGACGCGCCTGGCGATAGCCACCCACGGGTCACGCGGTCGCGCGAAAGTAGCTTTCACCCTGTCTCTTCGTGCCGACTCCCCCTCGTCGTCATGATCTGCCCGCTTCGGCGGGCTTTTTTATTTGGTGCGACCGATGACGCGCAAACCCAAGACGACATCGGCGCAATGGCTCGGAATCCCGGTTTTCCCGATCCCGATCTTCGGCGGCAAACTCGTGCTATGCACTGCGGCTGAAGAGTGGGACACGGCAGCGACAGCGTTTGGCGATGTGACTGGCACAGACGGCTGCAAGGGTCTGGCGATGCGCTACTACAGCGAGGAGCATGGCCGGGTCTATGCAATTGGCGTGTTCGACAAGGCTGTTGACACGCTCGTCCACGAGTTGGCGCACGCGACATTCTTTCTGCTGGGCGATGTCGGCATTCCTGTTTCCTCTGGCGAGGATAACGAGTCGTTCACCTACGTCTTGGGCTGGTTGATGCGGGAAGTGTTCCCCGTGTTTCAGGCTGCAGTCAAATAATCGAAACTCTTTAGGGGAAAGATTGTGGCGCGACAATACGATCCACGATTGCGTGAGTTCGCAGATGGGCGCGAGCGGGATTTCCTCGATGCTTTAGAGAAGCACGGCAAGCCCACGGCCGCAGCCAGATCGCTGGGGCTGCATCACAGCATTCTGATTCGCGCTCTGGATAATCTGGAGAAGCGGGCGGCGAAGATGGGGTATAGCCCCGAGCATCATTTCGTGCATTCGGTGCCGGATGGCTTCGTCGCTGATGGCGTGTCGACGTATTTCAACGCCGATGGACAGCCGACCGGCCAATGGGTAAAGGCAAAGGCCGATAAGGCGCGGCAGGAACAGATCCTCCGCGCAGCCTTTGATGCAATGGCGGAAACGCTGCCGCGGGTGAGGCCGGCGCCGATTCCGTCAGGCACCAGTGACGCACTGTGCAACCTGTACACATTCACCGATTACCACCTTGGCATGCTTGCCTGGGGCAAGGAAACCGGCGCGGACTGGGACTTGAAGATAGCTGAGCGCACGCTGGTGTCAGCGTTTGCGCACATGATCGAAGCGGCTCCCAAGGCCAGCACGGCATTTGTCGCGCAACTGGGTGACTTCCTGCATAGCGATGGTTCGGGCGGCATGTTGCCGGTCACTCCCCTGCACCAGAATGTCCTTGACCAGGACGGCCGCTATTCAAAGATCGTGGGCGTCGCTATCCGCGTCCTGCGCCGCATCATAGATTTCGCGCTCGAGCGGCACGACAAGGTTGTCGTCCTGATGGCGGAAGGGAATCACGACCTCAGTTCGAGCGTATGGCTTCGCGCCATGTTTCGCGCGCTGTATGAGGACGAGCCTCGGGTGACGGTGATCGACTCCGAGTCGCCCTACTACGCCTGGCAGCATGGCACGAACATGCTCGGCTTCCATCATGGGCACCTGACCCGGAAGGAAAACATGCCGTTACTCTTTGCCGCGAAATTTCCGGCAATGTGGGGAGCGACAACCAAGCGCGTCATTCACACCGGCCACCAGCACCACAAGGACGAGAAAGAGCACAACGGCGTGACCGTAGTTCAGCACCGAACGCTGGCGGCGAACGACGCCCACTCTGCCCGTCGCGGTTATGTCTCGGAGCGCTCAGCACAGGCAATCACCTATCACGTCAAGTATGGCGAGGTAGCGCGCAACACGGTTGTGCCAGAGATGTTCGAGGTGACCCCATGACCTACCCCAACGCACAGAACGTTTCCGCAGGCGCAATACCAGTCTATCTGGTCTCGCAGCCAAACAACGGACCTTGGCCTAGCGTCCAGAGCAAGGCAAACGGCGCGATTCCGGTTGTGTTCGTGGCTCAGCCCGGTTCTGGCCCATGGCCCAGCGACCAATCGAAATCAGCCGGAGCGATTCCCGTGCGTGTCGTGAGTGCGCCGACAGGCAATGGGCCGTTCCCAAGCGATCAGGGGCAGGATGGCGGCGCAATCCCCATATGGGACGCCACTACTCTGCCGGCGCACGCTGCCACGTATCCGAATGCGCAGAACGTGGCGGGCGGAGCTATCCCGGTTTGGCGGGTGAACTAAATTCTGCTAACCGCCCACGAGCCGCAAGAAAAAAATGGCACGCAAGAAGCTGATCCCTGAGGTGGAAACATTCGCTCAGAGGCCATTGCCACCCAAAACGCTGTTCGACGCAGGCAATTGGTTCCGGCGATTTATGCCTGCCGATGGCGTCGCCCAATGGGTGCATCAAACGCTGCTTAGTGAGCATTCACCGCTCTACAACCCGGATCACTTCCACCTGAAGGACGCAGACGTCGAATTCCTCTGGGCGGCGCAAGAGAACAGTCGGCAGATGCGCCGGGTTGTCGGTCAGTGCGAAGAAGTGACGTTCCGATGCGGCGCCTGGCAGAAAGGCAGACAGGAGCAACAGATGCATGGGTGGTTCGGGCGCGTCCCGACCTATCTCATCACGCTTGACGCCTTTTACGCGAATGAGTGTTCCGACATCGAATGGTGTGCGCTCATCGAGCATGAGCTTTATCACATAGCCCAGAAGACTGATGAGTTTGGCGCACCAGCGTTCACGAAAGACGGGGCACCGAAGCTTGGCATCCGCGGGCACGACGTGGAAGAGTTCGTCGGCATCGTCCGCAGATACGGCATTGGCGCAGGCGAAACGGCCAAGCTGATCGAGGCATCGCGACGCGCTCCCGAGGTTGGCTCACTCAACATCGCTCAGGCTTGCGGGACTTGCCTGCTAAGAGCGGCATAACCAATACAGTACCAGTACAGACAATTCAATCATGGCAACGCTCACCGACGACGTGAAAGCGTTTGTCGTACAGGCGTTGGCGTGTTTCGACACTCCGACTCAGGTGGCGAACGCAGTAAAAGAGGAATTCGGCATCGCGATTGAGCGCATGCAGGTCGCCGCATACGACCCGACCAAATTTTCCGGGCGCAGTCTCAGCAAGAAATGGCGTGAGATTTTCGATGCGACGCGCAAGGCGTTTCTTGAGGATCAGGCGTCGATTCCGATCGCCAACCAGAACTTCCGGCTGCGCGCGCTCGACCGGCTTTATCAGAACGCTGCGAGTCGCGGCAATGCGGCTCTCGCCGCTCAATTGCTCGAGCAGGCAGCCAAGGAATCGGGCGGCTCTTTCACCAACCGCCGTGAGATGACCGGCAAGGATGGTGCCCCGCTGATTCCGACGAATCTACAAGACATGACTGATGAACAACTCGCCGCTATCGCAGCAGGAGGCAGCGCGAGAGCTTCTGATAAGACGTAGAGCGCGCGCTAACGTACTCGACTACGCCAACGCCATCGAAATTCCCGGCAAGCCTGCCGGAGAAGATCCGGACACGGAATTCTTCGAGCCCGTCGAAACGACGATGGCTCAGCACCATCGCCTCATTCTCGAGACGATGGAGCGAGTCAGCAAGACGCCGCACGGCCGGGCGATGTTCTTCATGCCGCCTGGTTCGGCGAAGAGCACATATGCGTCGGTCGTGTTCCCCTCCCGCTATCTGGGTGCGGAAAAGAACCGGAAGGTCATCCTCGCCAGCTATGGCGATGATCTCGCCCGCAAGATGGGTCGACGCACACGCTCAATCATCAAGCAGAAGCGGTTCAAGGGCATCTTCGGCTGCGAGTTGACGACTGAATCGTCGGCAGCACAAGAGTTTTCCCTGACTAACGGCAGCGAATACATCGCAACCGGCATCCTCGGCGGGGTCACGGGTAACCGCGCGAACGGGATCATCATTGATGACCCGGTCAAAGGCCGTGAGCAGGCTGACTCCCCAACGATTCGTGACAAGACGTGGGACGCCTATAACGACGACCTGAAAACCCGTCTGATTCCGGGCGGCTGGGTCGTCATTATCCAGACGCGATGGCACGAAGACGACCTCGCCGGCCGCATCCTTCCCGAGGACTGGAAAGGTGAGTCAGGCCCGATCCTTTGCCGCGACGGCAACGTCTGGGAAGTCGTCTGTCTGCAGGCGCGCTGTGAGGTCCAGAACGATCCGCTCGGCCGCAAGATTGGTGAGTACCTCTGGCCGCAATGGTTCAGCGAGAAACACTGGTCTCAGTTCGAGAGCAATGTCCGTACATGGGCGTCGCTTTATCAGCAGTTGCCCCGCCCGCTTGAGGGCACGCTGTTCAAGGTCGAGAACATGCTGGTCGATGGCACTCCGGTGCCCTGGCCGCAACGTTGCGATTACGTGTTCGCTGTCATGGACTCTGCGCTGAAAGCGGGAGACAAAAACGACGGCACGGGCGTGACTTACTTCGCACGCAACAGGCACATCGGGCACAAGCTGATCATTCTTGATTGGGATATCACGCAGATTGAATCTGATTTGATCGCCGAGTGGTTTCCCAACGTCATGTCGCGTGTCGAAGAATTGGCACGGCTCTGCGGGGCGCGTATGGGTAGCGCTGGCAGCTTCGTCGAGGACAAGGGTAGCGGCATCACCCTGCTTCAGCGTGCGGCCCGTAGTGGTTGGCCGGCTCAGGCTATCGACAGCAAGTTGACATCAATGAGCAAGGACGCGCGCGGGACAGGCGTATCTGACTTTGTGCATCACGGCGACGTGAAGATCAGCGAGCACGCCTACAACAAGATCGTTGAGTACAAAGGCCGCTCGCAGAACCACTTCCTTAGCCAATTCTTTGGCTATCGACTCGGCATTCCGAACCAAGCCGACGACCTGTATGACACGGGCGTCTACGGCATCGCAATCGGCCTCGGTGACAGCGATGGTCTGTAATTAATCCACGGTATCCAAATGGCTGAAATCACAATCGAAGGCTCCAAGCTGTCATCGAGCCTGGTCGATCTGCTGATGGCTGATGATCTGGTGCCGGGTGCCGAGCCGGGCTACCAGCTCTGCAAACAGATCTACTCGTTCCATCCGCTGGGCGGGAAAATCGTCGATCAGCCGATCCAGTTGGCGATGAGCCAGCCGCGGAAGATCTCGATTCCAAACAGTCCCGAAGAGCCGGTGCGCGATGCGTTCGAGCGCAAGTGGCGCGAAATCAATGCGGATAGCTACATCGCGAATACGGCCCGCCTCGGGAAAATCTACGGGGCGGCGGCCATTGTCTGCGGGGCAAAGGGCGTTGATACCAAAACGCCGATTGACCTCAACAAGATCGCTGCGCAACAGTTCTATTTCAATGCACTAGACCCGCTCAATACCGCAGGTTCTTTAGTGCTGAACCAGGACCCGAACGCGCCTGACTTTCAGAAGCCAACGATGGTCACGGCCGCCGGGCAGGAATATCACCCCTCCCGCTCCTGCGTCTGGTTTAACGAAGCGCCCCTGTACATCGAGTACACGAACTCGGCATTCGGCTATACGGGCCGCTCCGTCTATCAGCGCGCTCTCTTTCCGCTGAAATCGTTCGTGCAGACGATGATCGCGGACGACATGGTTTCGCGCAAAGTTGGCGTGATCGTCGCGAAAATGAAGCAGCCTGGCTCGATCGCCGACAGAGCGATGGCTATACTGCAGGGCATCAAGCGCAACGTCGTCAAGGAAGCGCAGACCAATAACGTTATCAACATCACGCCTGAAGAGGCAATTGAAACCCTCAATCTGCTGAACGCTGATGGCGCCCTGACCACGGCCCGCAAGAACATCCTCGAAAACATCGCCGCGGCTGTACCTCAGCCCGCGAAGATGCTCAACTCCGAATCCTATGCTGAAGGGTTTGGCGAAGGAACAGAAGACGCGAAGGAAATCGTTCGGTACATCGACAACGAGCGGCTGAAAATGCAGCCACTCTACGATTTCTTCGACAATATCGTCATGCATCTGGCATGGACGCCAGATTTCTTCGCGACAATCCAGGCGACGATTCCGGAATACAAAAAGCTCACTTACGAGCAGGCTTTCTATCAGTGGAAGAACGCCTTCACTGCTGAATGGCCCTCTCTGCTTGTCGAGCCTGAATCAAAGCTCGTTGAAGTTGAGGACGTCAAGCTGAAGAGCATTATCGCGGCACTGGAGGTCCTGAAGCCTGATCTCGACCCAGACAACAGAGCCCGTCTGATCGAGTGGGCAGCCAATAACATCAATGAGTCGAAGCACCTATTCTCGAATCCGCTTGTGCTGGACTACGAGGATCTGAAGAACTACGTGCCCCCTGAGCCGGACCAAGACCCGGATGCCCCGCCCCCGTTCTCCGGCCGATCCTGATGGCAACATTTTTCGAAACCGTCACTGCTGCGATTCGCGATTTCGAGGAAAACGGATTTGATAGCGTCGAGCGGTTGCAATACTGGACCGATCAGATCCGACGTGCGGCTATCGAAAGCCTGACGCCAGAAAGCGTGCTGAACGCTGAATTGACGCGGGCACTCGGCGGCATCTACAAGCAGATGATCGACGATGGCCAGATCATCAAGAAGCATCCGGGAATTCCTCGCTTCACGATTGATCGTCTCAAGCCAACACTTCGCAGTGAGTTGGACCGCCGATTGATGGTCTCGCGCAGCCTCATCAAGTTGAACCGTGAGGCAATGGTCGAAAAGACGACTCAACGATTCGCTGGCTGGGCTTCTTCGATCCCTGCTGGCGGCAGCCGTGCGGTCGAGAAAAAAGAGGTTAAGGAAAACATCCGCAAGGCGCTCACGTCGCTGCCCTTTGAGGAGCGGCGGTGTGTCATTGACCAGTCGGCAAAGTTCGTCAATGCGCTGAACGACATCATCGCGACGGACGGAGGCGCCATTGCTGCGCGATGGCATTCGCAATGGCGAAGGGCCGGCTATCACTTCCGCCCTGACCATAAAGACAGGGACAGCAAGGTCTATGCGATCCGCGGCAACTGGGCGATCGAGAAAGGGCTGATGAAGGCCGGCCCCGCTGGCTACACCGATCAGATCACGCAGCCCGCCGAGGAAGTGTACTGCTCGTGCACCTACGAGTATCTGTACAACATCCGCGACCTTCCCGATGAAATGGTGACAGCCAAAGGGCGCGAGGCACTGCAAGAGGCGCGCGCGAAGATAGCCGCAATGAGAGCATGAGATGCCATTAGAGAAAGGATCGTCCAATGCGACGGTCGGACACAACATCGCAGAGCTGCGCAAAGCGGGCCACCCCGAAGACCAAAGTATCGCAATTGCAATGCGCGAAGCGGGTCGCAGCAAGGCGGATTCCGACAAGGTGAAAGCAGCCGGCGTGTTGATCGTTGCGGACGGCAACGTGCTGTTTCTGCGACGCGGCAACGGTGGCGATCACCCCGGAGAATGGGCCTTCCCAGGTGGGCACATCGAAGACGGAGAAACGCCTGAGGAAGCCGCCCGTCGTGAGACTCAGGAGGAAACCGGCTACGAGCCTCACAAACTCATCGAACTGGGCAAGTCTGATGATGGCTCAGTCGAGTTCACGACGTTCTACAACGAGTCGCGGCCGTTCGACGTTGCGTTGAGCGACGAGAGCACGGAATTCCTGTGGTCGCCTCTTGGCTCGTGGCCCGAACCATTGCATCCCGGCTGTCGCTTCGTGCTTGAGTCGGACGCATTCAAGGCGGTCCGCAAAGCTCACATGACGGAGACAGACCTCGCTAGAGCAATGGTCGCAGGCGAATATTCATCGCCCCAGTTCTTCATCAATATGTGGATGTTCGACATCCGCATCACGGGTACAGGCACATCGTACCGATCCAAAGACAAGGAATACGTCTACCGGCCGCCTGAGGAATATCTCAATGAAGAATTCCTAGCGCGGTGCAATGGCCTGCCGGTCATCATCGACCACCCAGACAACGCGAATCTGAATTCGGAAGAATTCAAAAAGCGCTCTGTTGGTTCGGTCATGTTGCCCTACATCAAGGGCGACGAGGTGTGGGCGATCGTCCGCATCTACAACGAAGCTGCCGCGACGATGATGTCCAACGAGCAGTTGTCAACGTCTCCAAACGTCGTATTCCGTAATCCGAAGCTGGAAAACACCGTCGTAACCCTCGACAACGGTGAGAAAGGTCTTATTGAGGGAAACCCAAAACTGCTCGACCACATCGCGATCTGCGAGGTTGGCGTGTGGGACAAGGGCGGTCCGCCTGTTGGCGTATCTACCACTAACGTTCAGGAACCTGAGATGACTGAAGAAGAGCGTAAGGCCAAGGCGGACGCCGAGGCGAAGGAAGCACTCGAAGCAAAGGCCAAGGCTGACGCTGAGGAGAAGGCGAAAGCCGACGCCGAGGAAGAAAAGGCCAAGGCTGATTCTGAGAAATGGGACAAGCTGATGTCGGCTGTCGATTCTCTGTGCAAGCGCATGGACTCGTATGAAAACGAGAAGAACGACAAGAAAGCCGATGCCATGCCGGCTGAGGAAATGTCGGTCGGTGACAAGAAGGCTGATTCGGACGAAAAGAAAGCGGACGACGACGCCAAGGACAAGGAAGCGGAGGCTGCGAAATTGAAGGCTGAAGCGAAAGAAGAAGAAGCCAAGGCTGATGCGGCCAAGCGTGAAAACGCTCTGCTCGCTCGCGTTGGCGAACTAGAAAAGATGCTGGCAATGACGGCATCGCTCACGCCGAAGCCTCTCACTGATGCAGATCAGGCCGCATTCGCCGACGCCCAGTCGAAAGCTGACAGCGTATATGGCGCATTCGGCAAGCAGGCTCCGCGGGCACTGAATGGCGAAGACGTTCTCGCATACAAGAAGCGTCTCGCAGCTCCGATGAAACAGCACAGCGCAGCATGGAAGGATGTCGATCTGGCTGGCCTGGAAGCATCGGTATTCGCGATCGCAGAAGCGGCGATTTACGCGGACTCGATGGAAGCGGCGATTCATCCGACCGTCGCCCCGGAAGCGGGCCTTCGCGCCGTCACGCGCGACACCGGCACGGGCCACAAGGTCACGACGTTCTATGGCCGCCCTGGCGCATGGATGGATGACTTCCGCGCTCCCCGCATGCACGGCAACATCGTGCGTGATACCAAGCACTAAAGCACTCGTCGCCACAACGAAGCCCGCCACTGAGCGGGCTTTTTCTTTTCTGGAAAGGTAATCATGGCATTGAATACCCCTTTTTACCCGTACGCGACGACGAATGCTCAAGGCTCGTTTTCCGTACAAAGCGCAGGCTATGTGCAGGGCGTCTACATGGACGATCCTGCCGTGCGCTACGCCCTCGCAACCGGCTCGATTTCGGCAAGCGCCACCGGCCCGATCTGGGGCGGCATGGCAATCTCGGAGAGCGTCGCCCCAGCTTCTGGCTATGACCGCACGCTCGGCGGCACGATTGTCGCCGCAACGGCTCAATCGAACCTGACGGGCTTCTCGGTTTTCAACAACGCGTATGCGTGGGTTGGCTCGCCGCAAAGCCCGGTTCCGACCGCAGGCGCCGCAGGCATGACCGTGCCGTTCTTCCGCATGGGCTCGGGCGCGCGCATCGCCGTGGCGATGGACCCGTCGCTCGTCTCGCTGGATGGCGGGCTGATCACGCAACAGGTTTCCTGGGACTTCAACAACCAGGTGTTGCAGCCGTATGACGCGTCGACGGCCACCTATTCGGTGACGTCGGCGACCTCGTCGTACTCGAACGGTGTGTACACGATCGCCATTGTCATGGCTGCTGCCTCGCCGGTAGCTGCCGTTGGCGATCTGATCAACATCAGCGGCGTGACCGGCACGGGCGCATCGCTCGTGAACGGCAACCAGACCGTTTCCGCCTTCACCGACAACCAGCACTTCTCGATCCAGATCACGGCTGCTTCGGGCGCGATCGCCACCGGTTCCCTGACGGGCACGATCGTCCTGAACTACGGCACGGGCGCACTGCCGGTGAAGATCCTCGACATCAACGCTGGCAACAGCATGACCGTCTCGTACAACGCAACCACTGGTGCAGCTACCTGGAATCGCTCGGGTTACGCGGCCCTCATCCAGATCTAAGGACAGAACATGGCCAATATCGTACCGGCACAAATCCGGGTCAACCCGCACTATATGGTCCCCGAAATTCTGCTTCAGTACCAGCAGGCTTCGGGCGCGTTCGACACCATCGCAACGGGCGATCCGCTCGTGCGTCTGGGTGACGGAGACCTTGCCGTCTACATCAAACGCCTCGACGTCCGCACGCAAGTGCAGACTGGGCAGTTCGTCGCAAACCAGCTTCCCTCATGCTCGGTGGTCTATAGCGAGATCAGCACGCCGACGTACATGATCCGCTCGCGTGCGGAATACGACCATCACGACACGGCTGCACTCGGCCGCGTTGGCGCGTCGACTGTGGAAGCCCACCGCCTGGCAATGCGTCAGGGCACGTTCCAGCAACAGCGCAATCTGCTGCTGTACGGCGCAAACCCGGCGAACGGCGAAGGTCTGATGAACACCAACGGCGCAACGGCATTGAACCTGCCGGCTGACCCGAACGGCAACACGACCATTTCGACGTATGACAACGGCGCACTGGCGTTCTTCCTCGCACAGCAAATCGCAGCGATCAAGACGCGCACGATGACGGTCGGCATTCCGGCACGTTTCACGGTGCTGACGACCCAGCGCATCATGCAGGCGATCAGCTACTACGGCATCGTGCAACTCACGCAATTCCAGCGTGAAGGCGCCGGTTCGAAGTCGGTCCGCGGCCTCGTGGATGACGTGGCAGGCTGGAACAGCGACGAAATCGTCTGGACCTGCGACGACACGCTCATCGGCAAGGGTGCTGGCGGCACGGACGTCATCATCATCTCCATGCCGGAAGTGAAGAAGAACCGCGTGAACAAGGTCAACACCAACGTGTTCGCCGAACTCACGCCGGGTCTTGACGCGACGTCGCTGCAACTCGTTGACCGCGCCGCGCCGACCGAAATCATCGCTCCGCTTCCCGCGGGTGCTGTTGACGTCGTGTCGGAACTGCGCTCGACGTCGGGTTGGGCGCCGCGCCCGGAAGCACTGACGATCGTTTCGGCAGGCTTCTAACGGTCAGCTCTGCGGATAGGTTGCGCAACCGACAAGCGTGCCCCCTGTCACGTTTCCGCAGACTCCAATACAGGGATAACCAACAGGGAATGTCATGGCTCTATTCGTCGCAAATCTCACAAAACAGCTTTTCCAGCTTCACTTCTGGGTTGAACGTGTCTCTCGTCCGGTCGTCGTTGAAATTCCTCCTGGCCAGCAGAAAAGCATCTATCAGGAAGGCTCGCGTGCCGATCACGAAAGCATCGTGAATCAGCATCGCATGTATGGGCTGATCCCTGTGGCGGAGATTGATTCCACGGGCGGCTTCATCGGGCAGTGCTATCAGTTCGACAAGCCGATCCCGCTTGATCGCCTCGTGAATGGAATGGCGAACAACGAGGATGCGCTCGTCGACCAGGCGCTGCAGGTGCGAAAGGAATCTGCCGCAGCGGCTGACGATCTGCTTCGCCGGGCGGCCCAGGAAACCGACTCGAAGATCGCTGAGTTTGCCGTGGAACTCGAGGAAGTCGAGCAGAAAGGCGTGGAGCAGCAGATCAACGAAGTCATCACCGTGGGCGATGAAAAGCCCGTTCAATCTGAACGTCGCCGCGGGCGCCCCCGTCGCAGCTAAGAGGAAATATGTGCACGCCCTGCTTCCCGCCGCTGCCTGGTATGGGCGTGCTCGCCCCGTGGCAAACACAGGCGGCTCCCAATGCCGCCGATCTGTACACATTCCTCACTACAGTAGCCGGCATTCCGACTGATGCGTTGCCATCAAATAGCCCGTATATCACATGGGCGCTCAGCTACGCTGAAGAGAAAACGCTGTTGGTGTTGTATGCCATCGGGCAGGACTATTACTGCTTTGCGGTCTACTGCCTTGCCACTTCTTTTCTGCTGAACTGGTGCCCCGATCAGCCTGGTCAGACGTTTTTCGCACAGACGCGAGCGGACATGAAACTGACCAGCTTTACCCCGGGCGTGGTCAATTCGGCAGCCGACCAAGGCACATCCGATTCGCTCCTTTCGCCGGACTTCCTGAAGGGCCTGACACTTGGGCAGTTGCAAGCCTTACGTGATCCATATGGGCGGCAATGGCTATCCATGCAGCAGGACGCCGGGAACGTGTGGGGCTTGTCTTAAGGTGAATCATGGCAGCAAAAGATCTTGGCATGCCAGTGGCAGAGGGCGGCGGAAGTTATTCGCCCGTCCACGTCGGCACCACGGCTGCTCCTCCCAACCGGATCACGTTGCATCTAGGGGTCATTGACCTTCCCTATGTGGAGCGCGTGCAAGCGGGCAAAGGCAAGAAGAAGCCCGAGAAAAGCGCTGCCACCAAGACCACTGGAGAAGTGGCGGAAATCCTCGAAGAAAAGTACGGTGTGCTAGACACCTTTGCCTTTGCGCGCCTCCCTGACATCGCCAAGGCGCTCGAGGATTCCATCGCCGGTCAACTCGAAACAATGATGATGGGTGGTCATCCGTCAGGAAATCCATTCGCTGGCGCGGAGTCTTCCATCACAACGATGATGAAAAACTTCATCTCGTTGCAGGAAGTCGAGCACATGGGGATCGAGGGCGTACCAACCCAGGCGGCTTTGAATGGCGTCAATCACCGCCTGAAACATCCGTATGCCAAGGGCAATCCTCGCCGTCCCTCGTTCATGGACACAACCCTTTACTGGTCAACGCTCACCGCGTGGTTTGATTAATGCCATCTATCGCTGAATCGCTAAGCTCGCAAAGCCAGTTGGCGAGCACGCTGGCGGACGGGGTTGACGAACTGTCGCAAAGGCAGGCAATTACTTTCACGCAATACAGTCAGTCAATCATGCCCGCCGACGGGTATGTTTTCTGGGTCAATACCGGTATCACTCAGACGGTTGAAGGTTCTTTACACCAGGTTACCGATCAGCAGCAGAATGAAGACGAGACGATTGACATCAATCGCATAGTTTTCACTGCCAAAAGCCAGATCGACGCGTTTAACGACTCGTCTCCGACCGATCTGTTTATCGGTGTGATCGACGGTATCCGGTTCTCGTTCAACGCTCGAGGCGCGCTTTACCGGCAAGCCAACCTATATCACTACGTTGGGAATGCGGTCTATCCGGCGCTTGCCTCGCAGTTGATCGACAGTGAAGCCGATCTTCCAGCCGGGCCGATTGTCTCCAATAGTCTGCCGATCTGGCTCGCACAAAGCACTCCACAGTTGCCTGTTTATCCGTCGTATCTGGTTCCGGCTAATGTCGTGCCGCCCTATGTGGTTGCGCATGTCGAACCGGATGCGACAGAGGCGCCATCTTTCCCGATCTACGTCTGGCCCGGGACGGTAGTGCCGAATTCTGGCGCATCGCCCCTGCACGATCTGCCCAGCTCGCAGCTCGCGAAGGACAAGGTTCGGTTGACGATGTATGGCCTGACCAATCAGCAGGCCACACAGTTCTATGCAAATCTCATTGATTACTCGCTGAACACGGACAACTTCGGGTTCGGTAATTCTCCAGCAATCAAGGACGCCAAGCGCACGCAATCCGAACTCAACGTGATTGCGATGAAAAAGACGCTCGACATCGACGCATGGTATTTCCAGACGACCTCAGACGCAATCGCGCGCCGGCTGATTCTCTCCGCTGGTTTTTCTTCCATCAACACCTGACAGACGTTAGGTGATCCACACAGACCCCGCCTCGGCGGGGTTTTTCTTTTTCAGGAGCGTGACATGCCCCAAGCACCTTTGAATGCAGCAACCGCCGTCAATCCGTCCGGCAAATTTGTGATGAACCAGGTCGATGCTCAAGGCAACGAGTTCATCGCCTCGGGCAAAACAGGCGTTTATAACGTCACCGCCCTCACCGCAGTCAAGGCGAGTGCGGGACGGGTTGTCAAAGTCGTCGTCAACGTCGCTTCCTCGACCGCAGTCAAGGTCTACGACGTCGCCACTACCAGCGGCGCCGCCACAGCAAACCTCATCTATGCCGGTCCCGCCACTTCGGTCGTCGGGACGGTCATTTCTCTCGACTGGCCGTGTGCGAACGGCATCGTGGTTGATCCGGGTACGGGCGGCACCGTCTCTGTGAACTACATCTAATAGCTGGAGACCGCCCACATGGCGACCACAATCACACCGACGATCGTAACGGTCAATACGACCGTCACGCGCGCGCCGACCGTCTCGCAGCTTCAGCAAAGCGGCGCGATTGTGTCTGCGGGCGGCACGACGCTTACTGCTGGTACCTACCAGTATTGCGGAACGCTCTCCGCAGTTCAGGCGCTTCTCGCAACGCCGTTGGCTCTGACCGGCATGGTCTGGTCGAGCGGCACGGTCACGGCAACTACTGCGGCGACCATTGGCCTTTCGACGGGCCAGACGTTCACCACGACTATTGCTGGCGCAACGCCTGCTGCCTATAACGGCACGTATGTGGCAACGGTCACGGGCGCCAATACCTTCACGTTCGCCCTCGCCACGAACCCCGGCACTGAGACGGTTCCGGGAACGTATCTGCCGTCGAACGCTGGCTTCATCAGCAACTCGGCAACGACGTTCTTTGCGCAGGGCAATTCGGTCGGCGTCTATGTGCTCGAACTGGGCGCGCAGACCACGGCTGCATCGGCAATCACTGCTTTGCAGACGTGGATCACCGCAAACAGCAATCCGCAGGTGTTCTACGCGTATCTGTTGCCGGCCTCGTGGGACGCAGCATCGTCTGCTGCCCTGAACACGATGACGGCGAACTACGACAGCCCCAGCGGCCAGACGTATTTCTTCGTCACGACAACCGTTTCGAATCTGCCGAACTACGCCAATAACAAGGCGGTGTACGCGCAGGTGCCGAGCCCGACGAAGGCATCGACCGAGCATCAATTGTCGGTGGACTTCTACAACTGGCTGGCGAACAAACCAGGCTCGTCGAATCCGCTGGCCCCGATGTCGTACCGCTACGCTTATGGCGTGACGCCCTGGGCGCAGGTCGGCAACCAGACGAACATCAACACGGTTCTGACCAACTACGGCAACCTGATTCTCACTGGTGCCGAGGGCGGCATTTCCACCGCGTGCGTATTCAAGGGCACGACGATGGACGGTGAGCAGGCCGCGTGGTGGTACGGCATCGACTGGTTCCGCATTCAGGTCAAGCAGGCTCTCGCCGCGGCAATCATCAACGGCTCGAACAGCAATCCCCCGCTGCTCTATGACCAAAGCGGCGTGAATACGCTTCTCGCGAAAGCACAAAACGTCGGCAACTCTGCCGTCAAGTTTGGCTGTGCGTTGAGCGTGGTCGTCACCGCCGTTCCGTTTGCGCAATACACCACAGAAAATCCCAACGACTACAACGCGGGCATCTATAACGGCTTTGCTGCGACGGTAGTAGGTCAGAACGGATTTTTGACCATTACATTCCAGCTCGACGCTGTGCAGTTTGTCGCTTAAGGACGCAACATGGCAAATCCCTATCTGAATGCGGGACCGCTTAATCGCGTCCGATGCTCCGTCGTTATCGCCGATTTCCCGACGCTGAACATCACGAGTCAATACATGGGCAAGTCGTTCGCCCATATCGAATTCGAGGGCGATTTCAACCAGCAGATCGAGACGGCGACTGGCGTTGTCAATTCGCCTGAGCCGTATGTGATGGCTACCATCACGGTCGGTCTGCTGCGCTCACAGGCTCTTGCCGCTAACTGGCTGGCGCAGGCGCAAGACACAAGCGTGCTGGGCGATGTGACGATCCATAGCGATACGTCAGCATTCCCCGCCATTACGCTGAATGACACCGGCATCCGCATGATCTCGCCGGGTGCGTATGACGGCACTGATCCTGTTGTACGGGTCACGTTGCGCGGGTCATTTAATGTGAACTCCGCATTGTGGTCATTCACGTAACACCCTCACGCCACGGCTAGGGACGCGACCCAAAAGCCGGCACCTTACCGGTTGCCGTGGCTTCTCATAAGGCTCAGTTGAAGGGATTGAGAATGAAGATCGACGAACGGCGCAATCTTGTGTTGCCTGTGATAACGGAAAGAGCTATCCGGAAGGTCACGCAAGAAGTTGACGGCAAGCCCGTCACCAAAGACGTCACGGAAGACGTGGTTCGCATCTACGCATTCCACGTGCCGATCTCCCGGGCGATTTTCGAGCAGCACTACCGTGTTCTAGCGTCGACGAAGGCCGCGCTTCAGAGCAAGGGTTCGGCCTATCTGATGAGCGCAGGCCCCCGTATTGCGGCGCTTACGCTCCGGGATGAATGCCGCAAGGAGGCCGCCGCGCTTGGCATGGTCGACGAACAAGGCAACATCCAAGACGAAATTTGGGAAGCCCTCTTCGCCGAATTCAAGCGCCTCACCACGATTCTTTGCCCCGGCCCCCACGGATGGGATCAACTCCCGGTGGAGACCGCCATCTCGAGCGGAAAGATCGACTCGGAAGACTGGGAGGAGGCGCTGTCGGGCATTGTTTTTTTTACATCTCACTATGCCCTGGCGAGAAAGGCGGACAGGGCAACAGCAGCGAAGGGAACAGCCGAATTTCTGGGTGCGTCGATCACATCATCCACACCTACGGAATTCCTCGCCTCTTTGCCGACATTGACGCAGGTCGCGCCTACGACAAAGACACCATCGTCGATTCCATCCTGAACTACATCGCTGGCGAGGGTTTCGGCGAGGTGTTCGAGAGATACGACAGCCCGTATCGGACGGCGCAGCAGTTTCGTCAGAGATACCTCATCGAGGCGCTTAAGCGACCGGCATGACGCAAAAAGCAATTGTCGACATCGAGATCAACGACTCGCAGTTTCGCGAGTTCCATGCTCTCTTTCAGGACTATCAGAAGAAGCTCGCCGAGATGCCCGAGGATTGGGCCAAGGTAACCGGAGCTATCGACGATGCCGGTTCGGGCATGGAGGACTTCTCCAAGTCGTCCAGAACGTCGAAAGAATTCCTTATGATCGCAGCCATTCAGGCCAATGCGATCACCCAGGGACTGATGAAGGCGACTGGCGCGCAAGACAAGTTCAACACGAAGACCAAAGACGGCGCCATTCAGATGGGCCGCATGGCGAAGTTCTCGAAGGCGGTCCACACAGACTTCTCGAAAATGAGCGGCATGCTCCTGAAACTGGGAGCAATCGGCGGTTCGCTGATGTCCTTTCCGGCAGCCGTGTTCGCCTCAACTAATGCACTGGCCGGCCAGAATCTTCAGGCCCGCGGGCTTGGTCTCCGGATCGGTCAGACTCAGGCTTTCGGTGCCAACTTCGAGAAGTTTGGCCTCGGTGCATCGGATCTCGGAAATGTCGCTAACGCACAAGGCGACGTGACGAAATGGCGGGCCTTCATGGCGGCCGGCCTTACGCCGCAGCAGATTCAGAACGAAGACGCCGAGCAGTTGACGTATGACTTCGCTCGAGCAGCCAGCAGCAAGTATCGGGAGTGGCAAAAGTCGGGGATGCCCGCAGCGTCCATGGCACAGGCTTACGGTTTCACGGACATGCTGTCGCTTCAGCAACTGCGTACCGGTGCCAGTTACAGCGACTCGGACTGGATGAAGGCCCAGCAGAAGGAAATCGCGGACGCCAAACGCAACGAAATTGATCAGGGTACTGCCGACCAGGCATCAGACGTCAAGGCGGCACTGAAGTCCGATTGGGCTCAGGTGATGAATGAGTTCAACGGACAGTTGGCTCAAATGTCGCCTGAACTGAAGGCGATGGGTGATGCGGCGGCGGCTGCGGCAGTCAATTTGCTGAAGGTGGCAGGTCCAGAGGCGAAGGCTGTTCTAGCAGCCCTGGAGGGACCGCCCGTATCAAGAGAACAGGCGGCCGGCTCCAAAGACAGCGTTGTCGGCGGCTTGGCCCGGTTCGGCTACGGTCTCCGAGACTTCTTCTCCGGAAATGGCGGCACGCTAAGCGCGCCAAGCCTCGATGGGATCATCGACTCTCAGTACACCGTTGAATCGGCACGAGGGAAGAATCTCCTGTCCCCCAAGGGGGCTCGAGGTCCGATGCAGTTCATGCCGGATACCTGGAAAGACTGGGGCCGCGGCGACATCAACAGCCTGAAAGATTCTCAGGACGCCGCGAGGCGCTACGACATGTTCCTGCTGAATCGGTATGGTGGCGATGTCCGCAAAGCTCTTGCCGCTTACAACTGGGGAATGGGCAATCTGGACAAAGACATTGCGAAGAACGGCGCTAACTGGGAATCACACGCACCTCGCGAGACTCAGGATTACATCGCAAGAATCACCCAGTTGATGCTGCGCAAAGGTCAGAACGTCAATATCAACATCACCAATTCGACCCCGGCCCGCGTGGCTACCTCAATGAACGCAGCGCAGCACTGATATGGCAATAATCTCCGATGCGTTCCGAAATGTGTACGACCTCGCGTTCCAGCGGAGTCCCATTATTCTGGTCGGCGGGATTGCGGCAAATACGCTCGGCGGAATGTTGCCTATCATTGCGCTGGGCGGCCAGGCGCTGGGTGCGGCTCAAGGTGCATTGACGACCGGCGGTATCTCGACGGATGACTTCTTTGCCACGTACATCCCGATACCCGGATCGACGCTGATCAATCAGCAGATTGCGACCTATCCGTTCGCCAATCAGGCGGTGGCCGCGAATTCGACGATTCAGCAGCCGCTGACCATCTCTCTGAAGATGATTGCGCCGGTGAAGGACACGGCGGGTTACCTGACCAAGCTGGCCATCTGGACGTCGCTGCAAAACTCGCTGGTGGCCCACAACGCCGCTGGCGGTCTGTATCACATCGCAACACCCTGGTACGTGTACACCAACTGCCTTCTGCAGAGCGTCACGGATACGACTGGCGGCGGCGGAAAGCAACAGCAGATCGAAGCCCAATGGGACTTCATCCAGCCGCTCGTCACACAGATGCAGGCCAATAGCGCTTACAACTCGTTGATGAGCAAGCTGTCGTCTGGCGCGCAAATCTCCGCACCAACGACTGCTGGCGCGTCGATATGGTCTAGCGCCGCAACCGCGGTTGGATCTGCGGCTCAGAACGCAGTATCCAACATCACCAACCTGACTGGCGTGGTCAATCAGTACCTCTCGTCGCCCCTATGAGCACTACGCTGATTGCCTTTTCGCCGAACAATTCAGCGTCGCCGCCCTTCTCTACGACGGTGACGCTGGACAACGTCAGCTATCAACTCGTCGTAACCTGGAACATCTTCGGCCAGCGGTGGTATGCGTCGCTGCAGGATCAGTCCGGTACGGCGATTTGGTCGGGCGCGCTTGTGGGATCGCCGCTCGGTTACGACATTCTGCTGGCTCCGGGGATTTTCAAATCCAGCACTCTGCTATACCGAGCCGACACAGGGAATTTTGAGGTTACGTCGTGAGCCGATTCTATTCTCTGACGATCACGCCCCAAGGTAGCACGACGCCGTTCAGGACATACACTTCTCACCCGAATAATATCTACGACCCCGCGGCGCTCAATATCGAATACGACGCGCTTGTTGGGCCATATGGGACGCCGAATGGAGCCTCGACAGTCACTGTTTATGGCATACCACTTCAGGATTTGACGCAAGCGCAGCAGTTCGCCGGGATGACGTTGGAATTGAAGGCGGGCATGCGAGCCGGCCTTCCCCTGGTCAACCCGGCGCAGGCTGGCACGATCCTGAAGGGAACCATCTTCCAGTCTTTCGGAAATTGGGAGGGTGTGGACCAGACGCTTGATTTCGTCGTGATTCCGGGTGTCTATACGGTCGACAACCCCGGCAATATCCTGCTCGACTGGAGCGCGGGCATGTCGCTCGCGGATGCGCTTAAGCAGACATTTGCGGTCGCATACCCCGGCTTCACCGTTTCAATGAACATCAGCGGCGATCTGGTGCAGAACCACGACGAGCCCCACATCTGTGGAACGCTGGATCAACTTGCGCAGATCGTTGGCGACATCACTGAAGGCGTATTTGATAACCGGGTGACAATCGGGATTCAGGCCGGCCAGATTGTCGTCTACGACAGCACGTACAAGCCCAGTCCGATCCAGTTGAATTTCAACGATTTCGTCGGTCAGCCGACCTGGATAGGTATCAATACGATTCAGACGAAATTGGTCGCTCGGGCTGACCTTCAGATGGGAGCAATCGTCAAGATGCCGGAAGGGCTACAGAACGCGCCCGGATATATCAAGACTAGCGCGAGCGCCTATCCCTCGAGTATCAAGTATCAAACGACGTTTCAGAACAACTTCATCATCAATGAGTTGCGCCAGATCGGCAATTTCCGGTCATCGGATGCCGCTCAATGGTCAACGATAGCGAACTGCATCGTGGTTCCGGGCTAAGCGATGTCAGAAAACTACGCAAAACTCTGGGTTCAGCGAAGCGCCAACCAGACTGCGATCAACCGCGCCAGGCAGGCCATCGAGAACCTTGGAAGGGCTCTGCCTTGTCGAGTGGTAAAGGTCTCCGGCGCAATTGTGACCGTCGCGTTCGAGGTAAACTCTGCGCCATATACCCTTCCGAACATCACGATCCCCAAGGCTGAAAGCCCCTGGATCAGGATGCCCACGCAGATGGGAGATAAGGGCGTCACAATGCCGGCCGACGCGTATCTCGGCGGCGTGTCGGGTTTGGGTGGTGGAGTAGCAACGTTGACGCGGCCGGGCAATCTAAGCGCGCTCGTTTTTGTGCCGATCAGCAATTCGGGATCGGGTCCCGATGATCCGAACGCCGCGCAGGTTTGCGGCCCGAATGGCGCGATCATCCGCACGACTACCGGGACTGCATCGTCAATTGTGACGAATGACGAAGGCACAACCATCACATTTGGTGGAACGACACTAGTCATTAATGCCGCCGGTATCACGATGACAGCCAACGGTCAGACGTTCACTTGGGGCGGGACACAAGCAGTTTCGACAATGCCAATCAAGGCTCCGGATGTGATCCTGCCAAACGGTGCGGTGAATGGTCACTATCACCCAGGCGTCCAGACTGGCACTGGCAATACCGGAACGATGACCGGCTAGTGCGGAGAATAGTTGCCCTTCAGTCCATCGTATCGGTCCTGCCACATGCTGAACCGGTAACCGTAGTCGGTTGTGCCATTGCTCCAGTGCACGATAAGCGAGCAATCGATCCGGTACAGGCCGGGCGCGTATTGATAAGCCTCCGTTCCGCCGAGCGTTTGTATCGACGTGATCCGTGCGGAGTTCGCGCCAAGCTCGAGCAGATACGGGATATTTGTCATCTCCATATCATGCGCGAGCGGCGCCTGGCAGTTATGCGGGATACCGGATAGATCGACGGCGTGCGCGGTGGTCGTTGTCAGGAACAACGTCAGACATAGTAGGTGTTTCACTTCTTTTCCTTGTTGAATAGAGATGTGACGCCGAAGTTGCTCGGCTCAAACCTCGGACATACATCGCAATACCGGGCGACGCCCTCCGCTTGAATCTGGTCTGTAACTGACGACGGATGTCCCTTTTGAGGCCGGAACCATTGCAGCATATGACGGCACGGGAAGACATAAGTCCCATCCGCCGACGCGACCTCGTAGTGCCTGAAATGCGGCGCGATGTGGTCGAATGCACGATACGACGCAAGCGGATTGAACGGATCATCGATCAACCGGTAGCAATGCGCCCGATGGTCTCGAGCGGCGCATGAGTCGGCAAAACACTTCAATACCGCTTCTAGCTGGAACGCAGATTCCATCTCGCCAATAACCATGCGTCCCTTGGCGTAGAAATGCGTGCCTCGCCATCCGCGGACGTAGTGCATGAGTTCCATCGCCTGATTTGCTCCCTCGAACGTCGGGTGAAACCCGGCAACGTGAATCCTGAGTGATTCAAGATCTCGCATCGCGAATAGCGGCGCGCGCGTTGCCACGTCTTCAGCCAGTACGAATGCTTCCGACCGGCTGCGCAGGAAAACGACGATCACAAGGTAATCGCTGGAAAGCTTCAACAGATTGCTGTGCCCGAAGAAATTCGGCGGATAAGTCTCTGACATGACTCGATAGAAAATGGCCTATAAGCGCACATACGGACGCATTCTGAACGCCGATGGCACGAAAACATGGGTGACCGTTGAAACGGACGCGAATGGCTACAACGATTCGGTCTACATGACAACGCTTGCACAGTGTCTGAAACTGAACCTCGGAGAATCCCCGATCTATGCCAACTACGGGATTCCCCAGTATCAGACGATCGTAACTCAGGTGCTGCCTGACTATTACGTCATGCAGACCCAGACGCAGTTCTCACAGTATTTCGCATCTCTCACCATCGCTCGCGAGCAGGCGACTACGCCGCCCGTCTACAACGTCAACATCGTTTGTCACAGCGGCGCAGTCCTGACCGATTATGTCGATTCCTCGATCACTGCTCCGCAACTCGACAGCACGTTCATTCTCAATCAATCGGCCCTGGCATGATTCGACGTCTATTTTTCCTGCTTCTGCTGGTCTGCTCGACGGCCAACGCTCAGTTTACGCCGGGTCAGATCCTCACTGCTGCGCAACTTAACGCCGCGCTGGCAGCGAAGACTACGAATTCTGCCGCAGCGATCACTGGCGGTTCGATAACCAACGCCACCATCACTGGCGGAACGATTTCTGGCCTCACATCGCCTTTGCCGGTTGCATCGGGCGGCACTGGCGCAACCGCATCGACCGGCTCTGGCAATGTGGTGCTGGCGACGTCGCCTACCATTGCGGGCCCCACTGTAACGGGCAGTTTCACTGCTACTGGTTTAGTTACAACCGCAGACCTGGCGACACAAGCCGCCAACACTGTGCTGGCCAACGTTACGGCATCCAGCGCATCGCCCACCGCTGTCGCGATTCCGAGTTGCAGCGCTGCTAACAGTGCGCTTCAGTACACAAGCGGTACCGGTTGGGTATGCGGCACTTCGTTTGCGCTGACAAGCGGCACCCTCGCTCAGTTTGCGTCGACCACATCGGCGCAGTTGGCTGGGGTGCTTTCGGACGAAACCGGCACCGGGTCAGTTGTCTTCGGTACGTCGCCGACGATCGGCTCTCCGACGATTTCAGGCGGCACGATCACGAACGCGCCGATCAGTGGCAGCACCGGATCGTTCACAACGCTAGCAGCTAGTAGCACGGTCAGTGGCGCGGGTTTCACGACCCTCCTGTCTCCGTATGCTCTTCTGGCGTCGCCGACATTCACGGGCACGCCCGCAGCGCCCACTGCGGCGGCGCTCACAAACACAACGCAGCTTGCAACCACTGCCTTCGTCAATACAGCATTGACGGGCGGATCGTATGCTGGCTCATTCACATCACTAACCGCTACTGGAACGGTTACCGGCATCAGCGGCCGCCTTCTGGGCGTCCAGGTTTTCACGGCATCCGGGACATACACGCCGACGACAGGAACAAACAGCGTCGTCGTTGAGGTACTGGGGGCTGGCGGTGGGGGAGGTGGTGTAGCAGCCACTAGCACGGGGCAAATGGCGGCCGGCGCTGGGGGTGGCTCAGGAGCGTATAGCAAAGGACGAATCACCAGCGGCTTCTCTGGCGTAACAGTTACGATCGGCGCCGCGGGAACTGGCGGTACTGCTGGCGCAAATGCCGGTAGTAGCGGTGGGTCCTCGAGTTTTGGCACTGCGATTGTTTGCGGTGGTG